GCACAGAAGGCCAGACGTATGATTTCAATGTAAATTATTGCCGCATTATTGTGGACAAGATGGCAAGCCGCTTGCGCGTGTCTGAGATCACAACGGACAACGAACAGCAAGACAATTACATATCTGAGTTGTTAGAGTCTAACGACTTTGAGTCGTTGCAGGGCGTGTTTTATCGCTCGGCTATTCGGGATGGCGACAGCTTCGTGATGGTGGACCCTGAGACATTGACTTGGACAAGTGAGCCTGCTTATGACGGGTTTAGCGGAGTCGTTGCCATATTTGACCAGATGCAAGATTACCCATTATGGGCTTGCAAGTTGTGGAGCGAAGCGGACACGAAAGACCTGGCGGGCGCGGACAACTCGTCAACGGTGCAAATGAAAATCATGGTCTACCAGCCTGCCAGAATAACGACATGGAAGGGCGGCATAAATACACAGTCGGCAGAGCCAGACAATATGGACGGCACGAATGAAATGGCGTGGCCTTTGGGTTATGTACCCATTATTCACTTTGCTAACCTTGTAGACAACTATACTCAATATGGCGAAAGTGAATTGAGAGTAGCCACCCCGCTTGTAGACGTAATGAACAGAACATTACACAGCATGGTAATGGCTTCTGAGTTTAGTGCCTTCAAGATCGCTTGGTCAATCGGCATGGAAATAAACAAAGAAGGGATTACACCGGGCGCAGTCTTGAACTTGGTATTACAGGATGCAAGCGGTAACGCAATATCAGACATGACAGCCGAACAGATTGCCTTCCTGGGCGCGGTACGCGTGGGTGAGTTTAGCGAAAGTGACATTAGCCAGTATACAAATCAACTGGATGCAATCACCAAGCACGTTTCGCAGGTAACACAGACACCAATTTACGGCGTGACAAGCGAAGGGAACTTGTCAGGCGACGCGCTCAAACAATTGGAAACGGGCTTGATAGGAAAGGTCAACAGATTCCAACGTGAGAATACTGGCGCTATTCGCTTGTTGATTGAACTGACAGCCGAGATACAAAATACATTTAACACAGGCGTTGGCTCGGCTCCAGACTTGGAGGGCATATCGGTCAATTGGGCAAGTGCTGAAATCATAGATGTAGGCACGGCGATTACATCCATCCTTGACATTGCAGAACGCAAGCCAAATCTATTCAGTGATGACTTTCTGAGACAACGGATCGGCGGATTGTTGGGCTTGACACAATCGCAGATAGTAGCGGAAGGCGATAACATTATGCCTGAGGCGGGCGAGTTGGTCAAAGCACAAGCAAGGGTGCAGGGTGTTAATGCGGGCATTCCTTTGATTACACTTTTACGGCGTGAAGGCTGGGAAGAGGCAGACATAAATCAGATGCTTGCAGACCAAAAGAAAATGAAAGAGGAAGCAGGCACAACCGCAACCGCATTGCTGGACAGCCTGAGGATACAAGGACAGCAAGCAAACCCAACTGCGACAGAAGAACAACCACAAGAACAGCCGGAGCAATTAGTTAATGCCGGATAGTTTAGCCGTTCAGAGTTTACGTGCCAGTCGCATGGCGATGAACGCGCGCGAGGACGTGACCATGCGCGCGCTTGGCAATCAGTGGCTATCTATGGAACGGCAGTTGTCAGGGAACATTTCAGCACTTGCGAATGAAATGGTAAGACGTGCTGAGGCGGGCGAAGTCATTACTGAAGCGATGGTAAGACGGGCAGAACGCTATCAGATATTACAAGCGCAGATGAAAGCCGAGATCGCAAAGTATAACAAGGAAGCGGCAAGCATAATCAGCACAGGCCAGGAGAACGCTTTACAGTTAGGAATTGACGCGGCGCAAAATGCCATAACCACCATGTTACCAGTTGCAGAGCGCGCCGCGTTTAATCGTATCAATATCAAGGCAGTCGAAGCCATGATAGGTTATGCGGGTGACGGCTCGCCTTTGAACAGCCTGCTAAAGAATGAGTTTGGGGTAGCGACAGACGGGATGTTACAAGCACTTATCAACGGCGTGGCAACCGGGCAAGGGGCAGACCCGACAGCCAGGGCAATGATGCAAGGCGTGGACATGGGGCTGGACCGCAGTCTCTTGATTGCGAGAACTGAAATGAACAGGGCGTACAGGTCAGGGAGTACAGAACAATACAGGGAGAGCGGGGTTGTATCTGGTTTTCGTAGATTGGTAAGTAGGGATGAAGCGTGCGCGGCGTGCTTGATTTTAGACGGGGAATTTTTGGAGACAGAAGATGAATTAGATTGTCATCCAAACGGCCGCTGCGTAGCTATCCCCATACTCGAAGGCGAACCTCCCCCAGAGTGGCAACTTGGAAAAGACTGGTTATCAGAACAACCAGAGGCAAGACAGCGCGAAATACTTGGTAACACTCGTTTTGATATGTGGCAAGGCGGAACGCCACTAGAGTCGTTTGCTGGAAAGTCCCATTCTGATGAATGGGGAGATGCGCCGATGATTGTACCTATAAAAGACCTACAATGATATAATAGACAATGCCCGCGTGTTGATGCACCGGGCAAATGACCCAAGCCGTTAGGAGGCTCGAATGAGTAATAGTGTATCAGGAATTTACGAAATAAGGAATACCACGAATGAACATATATATAGGCGAAGATGAACTTATATAAATTATTCTATGCCTACTTAATAGAACGCCGCCGCGCATTATTGACGGAACTAAAAGAGATAGACAAGCAACTGGAAATCCTGCATAAAGAAATCAGGGTAGTACCCATTGGAAAGGATGATAGTATTTCCGGTGTTGTGTAAAACGTGGTAAAATGTAGCATAACTGAATAATGGTTCTCTACACATTGTAGACCGCCGCTTTTTTGTAGTCATCCGAAAGCCTGACTGCCGAAAGGCGGTTTTTTATTTCCTTCGTGGCAGACACGTTAAAACTGAGAAAAGGAAAACATAATGACAACCGAAGAAAAAGCAGTAGTACCCGGACAGATTGAGACCCCCGCCCCACCCGCGTCAACAGGTGAACACCAAGTCCCAATTTCAAGATTGAATGAAGAGATCGGAAAACGCAAGGCAATGGAAGAACGCTTGGCCTTGCTTGAACAGGCCAGTAAAGAGGCCGAAGTCAAGCGTCTAAAAGAGGCCGAAGATTATCGCAAACTTTACGAGGATGCGGAAAAGGAACTGGCAACAGTAAAACCCCGTGCCGCAATCGCAGAGGAAAGCGAAAAGACATTGCGGTCTGTGCTTGAAAACCAGATTGCAGAACTTCCTGAAAACTTGCGTTCTCTTGTACCGGACGAAATGACAACCCAGCAGAAACTTTCCTGGTTGTCAAAGAATAAGGCACTACTCCTGAAGCCGAAAGCAGTTGACATCGGCGCAGGCAAGCAAGGCGGAAGCGCACCCGAAGGGGCAACACTCTCGCCCGAAGAAATGGAATTTGCAAAAGCCTTTGGCGTGAAAGCCGAAGATTATGCAAAGCACAAATTCAAATAGGAGAATAATAATATGCCAGCTCCAACTTATATTTGGGAGTTCAATAGCGACCTGTTCGGGGATCGTATTCCGAAGGTTGTTACGCTTGAAGCTACCAGCGGTATCTATACTAAAATTGGTACGCTCATGTCAATGGCATCCGGGCAAGCCCTTCCGTCCACCGATGGTAATACATCCGGCGTGATTGGTATTTCGATGGAAGAAAATGCCGTTGCAATGACAGGCGCAGACCCAATCAAGATTGCGGTAATCGCTCCGGGCATGGTCATCAAAGGAACGGCGGTTGATACCGCCGCCTCGGTCAGTGGTTTTACAAGCAAGGTCATTGACCTTGACTCAGATGGACGGCTTGACCCTGATGATGTGACAGGTGGTGGATTAACTGTACTTCGTACTGAGGATTCAGGCTTGACAGTTTACTGTCTTGTCACTCTCGGCGCGATTGTAGGATAGGTCAATATGGCCGCACCTACCTACACGTGGAGCTTTGTCGAAGATTTATTCGGAGATAGAGTTCCCAAAATTGTAACAATGGAAGCAAGCACCAGCCTTGAGACTAAGGTCGGCACGGCGTTGATTATTACGAGCGGACAACTAGACGAAGCGACTGCTTCAGTAGTCAAATTGTTCGGTCTTGCCGCCGAAGCAACAACCGCCGCCGCTACCGCAGGCGATCCGATAAGGGTTGAGGTGCTTTTTGACGGCGCGTTAATCAAGGGTACTGCAAATGCAAGCGCCGCCACGCTTTCAGGATTCAATGGCAAACTTGGCGACTTTCACACAGACGGAAGCCTTGATGTTGCCGATACTACTGACGGGTGTCTCTCGGTATTGAGAACCGAAGACTCCGGCTTAACTGTTTATTGCGTTGCAACAGTCGGCGCAATAATCCCGTAATAGGAGATTTATAAAATGGCTAATCCCATGATTTCAGATCAGTGGCCCCGCTTTGTGCTTCCCATAATCCGCAAGGAATGGGATCAG